GTTCCAGAACCACCTTTACCACCATTACCACTTCCACCATTTCCAGTATTATCATCTGCATTAGTAAAACTAGTATTATCAGTATTTGGTTTTGCAATACCACCTTTAAAATTTAATGGGGGTGTTATTAATGAGGGTGTTAAATATATCAAATCACTACTACTACCATCATTTGGAATAGAATCAACAATTATATTACCTCCAAATGCAAAATGGTATAATTTAGCATATAATTGGTCGTATTGAGTTAATAGTAAAAGAAATGTATTAAATTTTTCTTCTGTATCAGTCCAAATTAGATTATTAAAACGATCATTTATATAACTAGAATCATATTTATGCATAGTACTACTTGAGCTTGAGAACCAATTAAAAATACCGTTTTTAGTTAAAGATACGGTTGTATATTGATTAGGAACTGTTTTATAATCTACTTCAAGTAATTCAGTCCATGTAGCTGAATCTAAATCATATTTCATAATATTTGTTGTCGAAATATTAGTTCCAAATATTTTAAAATCATAAATATAGTTCATATTAAATGCTATTTTATCTAAATTAATTTTTTGATATTGTCTAAATACATAAAATGGACGAGAATATTGAATGGAATTTATTATAATGTACATGTTTTCTTGGGCTACGATAGAGGTATTTTCTGTTCCCCAATAGTTATAGTTGGGATCAGTGCTATCATAAGCTACATAGGTTAATAACCATCCATCATTATCCCAAGTATAATTATGATTAGTAGGATGTATTCCAGATCTAGCTCCATATTCGGCATTGTGTGATGATATAATAACAGACATATCATCATAAATAAATCTTTTAATAGTTTCTTCATCACTATTATAGCTTTCCAAATTTGTTTCAGTATAATTACCACTTACTGTTAAAGCACCTGGTCCATAAATTAAAGTAGCATCATTACCTTTATTTTGATAACTATTTAATGTAATAAAATCACCTATATTATAATTATAGTTATTAATTAATCCACCTACTGAAAAATATCTATTTCCACCACCACCTTGTCCTGGTGGAGAATTATAACTAGCTCCTTTACCACCACCTTTTGCCAAAGCAAAATTTTCATCATCTAAATAAAACTTTGAATCACCACCATCTGTTCCTCCTTCTCCACCATAACCAATTATTATTTTATATTCTCTATTTTTATGTAATTGTAAATTAGAACTATGTAATATACCTCCAACACTTCCACCACCAGCACCTACATACTGATTTCCATAACCGCCACCACCACCACCTCCAACAACTAATAAATCCACATTGAAATTACTGTATTCATCTAAAAATAATTCTTCTGGAAATTCAATACTATAACCTGAAAAATTTTGATCATAATTAAATTGAATATAACAATTGGAATATTTATCAAATAAAATTGATTTTAATTCATTATTAATATAATATATATAATTATATTTTAAAGTATATTTAATAATAACTGTTCCAGAACCACCTTTACCACCATTACCACTTCCACCATTTCCAGTATTATCATCTGCATTAGTAAAACTAGTATTATCAGTATTTGGTTTTGCAATACCACCTTTAAAATTTAATGGGGGTGTTAAATATATTAAATCACTACTACTACCATCATTTGCAGTATAATCAACTACATCAGTACCTCCAAATACAAAATTGTATACCTTAGATTCTTGTAAGGCGATATCAGTTAATACTAAAACAAATGTATTAAATGTTTCTTCTGTATCAGTCCAATTATATGTATTAAAATAACTAGATATATCACTAGAAGTATATTTAGGAATATCAATGACATTTTCATTATCTACCCGATTAAAATTACCGTTTTTATTCATAGACATGAATATCGCGTTGTAAGGTCTATTTTTATAATCTATTTCAAGTAATTCAGTCCAGTTAGCTGAATTTAAAGTATATCGTTCAATTAGTGTTGTCCAAATATTAGTTCCAAATATTTTAAACTTATTAATTTGGTGTATTCTACATCCTATTTTATCAAAATTTATTTTTGCATTTTGTCTAAATACATAAAATGGAGCATTATAATTAGTGGAATTTATTGTAATGTTAATGTTGGCTGTATCAGGGACCAAATCTGCTTCCCAATGGTTGGTTATATTATAATTATCATAGGTTAATAACCATCCATCATTATCCCAAGTATAATTATGATTAACAAGATGTCTTCCAGATCTATTTCCATAATCGCTATTATGTGATGATACAACAACAGACGAATCATCATAAATAAATCTTTTTATAGTTGCATAGTTATTATTATATGTATGCAAAATTTTTTCAGTATAACTACCACTTGTTTTTAAAGATACTGGTCCATAAATTTTAATAACATCATTACCTTTATTTTGATAACTATTTAATGTAATAAAATCACCTATATTAGAATTATAGTTAATAATTGATCCACCACTTTGAAAATATCTATTTCCACCACCACCTTGTCCTGGTGGAGAATTATAACTAGCACCATAACCACCACCTTTTGCCAAAGCAAAATTTTCATCATCTAAATAAAATTTTGAATCACCACCATCTGTTCCTCCTTCTCCACCATAACCAATTGTTATTTTATATTCTCTATTTTTATGTAATTGTAAATTAGAACTATGTAATATACCTCCAACACTTCCACCACCAGCACCTGCATACTGATTTCCATAACCACCACCACCACCTCCTCCAACAACTAATAAATCCACACTGTATTCTTCTGGAAATTCTATAGTATAACCAGATAAATTTTGATCATAATTAAATTGAATATAATATTCATCATGATTAATTAAAATTGGTTTTAATTCATTATTTAATTCTCTAGAATTATCAGTATTTATATTACTTATTATTGGATTAACTGGAAATCTATCAAAATTACTAATTGTTGGTGGCAATGGATACATTACTATATTAGAAATTAGAAATACTTCTTCATTTAAAAATATATTAACATTTTGTATAATTGGTTCTACTAATTTATTAATTATAGTATCTTCTTTTATTAAATGTTTATTATTACCACTATAATCATATAATGATTGATTAAATAAACCATCTCTAAAATCTTGCATTCTATACCAAACAATTAAATCAAATAAATTATGTTTATTTTGATTTAAAATATTTAAATCATTTTGAATAATTAATTCAATATCAAGATGTGTTAGCCATCGTGAAAATATTTTAACATTATCAATACTTTTATCAATATCTAAATCAATTTCATTTATATTTTTACCAATTAAAATATCTGTAGGTTCAATTAAATTACTAAATGGTATAAAATTAATATCAGTATAATAATCATTTATAATATTAGAATTATCAATATCAAAAATATATATACCAGTTTCTAAAATTTGATTTACATATTTAATTGAAAATGTATAATTATACCATTTATCAAATTCAATATCAATATTTTTTTGTGGTGTTTCATAATTATAATCAGAATTATAAATTTCTAACTTATAACCGTTAAATGAAACATATTCTTTTAAAATATTATTATTATATGATATGATACTAAAATCTTTTTCATTTGTTAGTTTATTAATTTTTTTCCAAAATGATACAGTCATTGTAAAATCATTAAAAATATTTATCATATCAGTATTAAATTCAATTGAATTTGAGATAACTTGTTTATTTATATTATTAATTAATTGTGAAGTACCAATTTGTTCAGATTTATATAAATTAGATGTAATTTCTTGATTTAAAATGTTTAATTTAAAAATATCTAGTTGTGTTATAAATTTATTATAAATTCTAAAATCTGAATAATAATCTAAATTTGAACCTAAAATTATTTTACTATTTATATTTGAACTATTTGTTAATAAACTAATAGCACTTTTATGTCTTGCTAATGGTTGAATAATACTTGTTGTTCTTTTAGAATAATCTATTGAATCATCATATATACCAAAACTTAATGATAAATGATCATTATTAATACCAATATTTGCAACAACCATATACCATTTATCTAAATCTAATGGTTCATTAATTTTTAAATTGAAATCCTGTTCTTTTACAAAATTCATATAACAATTCATTGTTCTATCTTCATTTGTTGATATTATTAAATTATTATCTATCACTAAATCATCAGTTTTTTTATTAATTTCTATTTTTTTCCAATAAATAAAAGCTAATTCAAAATTATTAAAAAATGTTTTAAATAATTTTAAGGGTTCTTTTATTTTTAAATAATAATTATCAATAGCTTGCCAATTATATGAATATGGTGTTCCATAACCAACAATTGGAGATTTATCTATTGAAGATTCAAATTGAGAATTCAATATTGTTTTATTATAATAAATAGTATCATTATATATATTATTTATTTTACTTAAATATTCATTAAGAATTAAATAATTATCTAACTTTTTAGATATTAATAAATCTTCAATTCTATCATTTTTATATAATTTATTTTCAATACTAATAGTTGAAATATCTAAATTTTTACAAATAAATCCATTATAAGGATAATTATCAACATATAATTTAATTTCATTATTTTCAATTGTTAAAGCAATAAAATGCCATGTTTGATTTAATATTAATTTATTATTATAAATATTAACATCATTATCATAATTAAAATAAATTCGATTATTAATATAACCAATATTAATATTATTAATTTTAATAATAAGATTATGAGGAATAGTTTTAAATAACCAAAATGTAATTGTAATATTATTTTGAGTATTTATAATATCTGTAAATAAATAATTGGAATCAATATATGTATTTAAATGATGATTTAATTGATTTTCATTATAAAATTTAGTACCTTTAATTTTTTTAATATATATAATATTATCCAAATTACATATATTTTTAATATTAATATCACTTGTATCATATAATCTAAAATTCTTAAAATAACAATTTAAACCAAAAGTTATTTTATTTATTTTATTTTGATTTTCTAACTGGAAATTAGAAACTTCTAAACCATTATAATAAATATAAATAATATTTTGGTTATAATTAATAATTACATTATTTAAAAAATCTCTATTATTTTTAACTAAAATATTTCCAACCATATTAACATGTCCTGCAGTACAATAATAAGTATAATTACCAATTTCTGTAAATTTATATGTTAAAGAATTATTACTTTCAGTTACAATAGTTACATCATTACTGTTTTTAATAGCAATAATATGACTACCAGAAATATTATTAAATATTATAGTATCTTCTTCATATATTACAATATCTGAATTATTACCGGATATATCTTTAATTCTATCATTTGATAAAGAAAAAACATATGCTGTTGTTCCATTAGCAGTTATATTATAAGTAAAAGTTTTATTATCAATAGGTATATCAATATTTAATGTATCATTAATGTTTAATAAATTTTTATTAATAATACTTAATTTAAGTAAATTATCATTTAATATAAAAAAATCAGAATTAATATTTGTTTTTAACCAAATGGAAAAAGTAAAATTATTAACAATATTAAAATCACGATTTAATATTAAATTATTAGTACTTTTTAATAAAATATCATTACTAATTGATGTAAATTTAATATTACCCCAATTAGAACTATTAGTAATTGATTCATACATATATTGAATATTAGGATTAGTTGGTGTCCATATTAAAAAATTTTCACCTGATTGTTGTCTAGTAACTTCACTAATACTTCCATTAATTATTTCTTTAATTGAAATAATTTCACTAGAATTATTTATAATATGAAGTGTATCACCATATTTTAATGTAATATCAACACTTTCATTATTTAAATAATTTAATCTATCATTACCAGTTATTAAATATTTATTATCAGAACCATCAGTAAATGTTAATGTAATAGTTTTTGAAGTTTCAATATCCAATAAATTAATATTTGATAAATTATTAATATTATATAATTCTCCATATGTTCCTAAATTTAATAAATTATTTTCATTATTAAATTGAAAATTAATAATTGGAAAACTTAATTTAGATTCTCTAAAAAAATCATAACTATTTACATATGAAGATAATGGTTTTATACCTTGTAATTCATTATATTTATAAAAATTATCACTATCAATATTATATTTAAATTCCATATTTAATTTCTATTAATATTATATATATTTATATATTGTTTCATATGATACTATTTTAGAATAAATTCTAAAATCTTTTAAATTTATATTAATATTTTTATCTATATCACTCATTAATTTAAATTTATTTAAAGAATCTAAAATAATTAAATCAATATTTTTAAATATTATTTTAGCATCAATATAAACAAATAATTTATTATTATCATAAATTAAAACAACTGTTTTCCAATTATTAATAAAATTAATTTGAGATGTTTCTAATAATATATCATTATTATAGATTTTAATTTCATTACTACTAATTTTAATATTTAAATTATTATAATTAATAATATTTATTAAACTTGTAGATTCATTTAAATTTATTTTAATCATTAATGTAAATTTATTTAATTTTATTACTGGTGTTTCAAAACCATTAATTAAATTAACGATTTTAATAGCTTTATCATAAGAATTTAAATTAACAACTTCTAAATTACCATTTATAATACCATCTAAATAATTTTTACTACTATCTTTAATCTTATTATCTTGTAATTTATACCATATTTTCAATTCTTCATCATTTATTTTTTGCAAATTATTTTTTAATAAATCTTGAATATTTTTTTTATTGAATTTTTTTGTGTGAAATTTTAAGTTTTCAATAATTTTATTAATAGAAGTAGGATTTTCATCATAAGCAATACCAATACGAATATCAGTAGGTAATTGTTTATTATTAAATAATATATAATTATCCATATTATAATTATAATGATTAATAATTTCTAAATTTGAACTTTGATAAATATCAATAAATGTATTATTATCTTCATATTTTAATGTAAAATAGTAATCATACCATACATTATTTTCTATTTGAAAATTTAAATCTATTACAGTATTATCAATAATTAAATTATTAGTTCCAAATTTAATTAAATTGGATATAGTATTATTAATATTAGAAGTATAAATATGTATATCAGTGATATTTTCAGATACATTTAGATCTTTTTTGGAATATGAACAACCAAATTCAATTTTATAATAATCTGATAAATTAATATTGGATTGAATACTATTTTCAGAATATTTTATATCTTGTATATTATTATTAATTAAAGTAATTTTTTCATTAGTATTTGAAAGATTTATTAATTCCAATTTTTTATATTGATTAATTTTAGGAACTTTAAAATTTAATATATGATATATATCATTTGCATCAATTAATTTATTATAAATATTAATATCTCCAAATTTATTAATATTAATATCTAAATTTACAATATCATTATTCAAACTATAATCATAATTATCTAAAATTGGTTTAATAGAATTTCCACTTATATAACTTAATTTTCTTCCATCAAAATTCTTATCATAAACATCTATATTTAAAAATATATTATTATTTTTTATTCCTCCAGATATTGATACTAAATACCATTTATTATTCTCTAATTCTTTTTCAGTTGTTGCAATTAATTTAAAATTATTTTCTAAAATATTAAATGTTCCTTGAATTAAATTATTATTAGTTTGATAAACTTTTAAAATAGTTTTATTAGTATTATAAATATGTATATCATAATTATAAATATCATATTCGTTATTATTTAAATTAAATACATTTGTTGAATTAATAATATATGTCCAATAAGTAATAGATATTTCGAAACCATTATAAAATTTATTAAATAATTTACTGGAATTATTAATACTCATAAAATAATTTTTATCTGGATTATTCCATTGATATGCATTTTTAGAATTATTACCTTCAATTTTATTTATACCATTAATATTTAAATTAAAATCATTATCTGTTTTATAATCATAAATTAATTCTGGTAATATTTTAACCACATTATTTAATTTGATACCAGTAATATATAAATCTAAAATTTCATTAATATTTAAAATTTTATTATAAATTTTTATATCTTCAAATATTAAATTAATTGTAACTAAACTATTAATTTTATAAAATAGATTTTTAAATATTTTTTTTATAACTGGAAAATTATCTTGATAAAAACTAACAATATGATTATGGAATCTATTTTGAATTGATATAGAAATAAAATACCAGTTATGATTACTTTCAAGTTTTTTATTACCATAAATTATATTTTCAGTAAATGTTTTAACAAAAAATCTATTATTTTTAATTCCAAAATTAAAATTATCAAATGTTAATAAATTATTATTTTGGTTATCAGTATATATCCAAAATGTTAATGTTATATTTCCAATTAAATTTAAATTAAAATTATTTAGAACTTTTTTATTATAATGATGATAATTAATTAAATTATCTTCATATAAGGTATTTAATTTAATATTATCTCCAATATTAAATAATAAATTATTATCTAAATTGAAATCATATAATCTTATGTCTGTATAATTAATATTGGAACCTAAGTTTATTTCTGTAATATCTGTTAATTCTAAATTTATTATATATTTATTATTATAATAAATATCACCAGATTTATTTAATAAAATATGATTAATATTATTATTTTGAATATTACAATTAAATTGATTAATATTTAATATTTGATTATTAGTATTAATAATAAGATTATTAGTGTTAATTAAATTAAATTGATTTTTAATAACAATTATATTACCTGTCATAAGTGGGTGTGAAGTACAAACATATGTATAATTGCCTTGATTTAATTTCCAAGTATCAGAATTACCACCAGAGACCGATTGTTGATTGTTGATACTAATTGCATTATTTATTTTAAATGGGTGTCCTCCAGTATTATTATTAATAACAATAATATCACCTTCATATATTGTAATATCTGGATTATTACCATTAACTAAATTTTTTCTATCATATATACTGTTAAATATATATGCACTTGTTCCATCTGCAGTTAAATTAAAATTAAAGGTTTTAGTTGTAGAAAACCAAAATGATAATGTAAAATCATTTATTAAATCTAATCCAATATCAATATTATTTTGCGATGAAATAATAAAAGGAATATGATTATGATAATTATTTTCTAATGTAAAATTAAAATTATCTTTATTATAATTTTCATTAATACCATAATTAGATGAAAAACTATCTAAATACCATAATATTGGATATGATATATTTAAATCATAAATAGAATCTTTTTTATTTTTTGTAGTTGAATATCCTTCAAAATATTTATTCATATAAATATCAGAAGTCATTTTATATATTTTGTCTCATTTTTATATATTTTGTCTTATTTTATACCATTGAAATTTTATTTAGAGTTTCAATAATATAATATCAATACAAATTACACCAACCGAAAAGATAAATAGGATAAAATTTATTTATTTTTGTATATCTTAAAACTATGTTTTAGGTAATTGGTTAAATGTTTTTTTCTTTATTTTTGTTGTTATGATAACTTTATCAATATTAAAATATTATGAAATATACAAATTTTAAAAATTTATTTATATATAAAATATTTTTATAATATTGATTTAATGATGAAAATTCAAACATAAAATTAATATATATAATTAAATGAATATGTTTAATATTTATATTATTGATATTAGTAGATAATATAAATGGTAAAATTAGAAGTTTAATTAAATTTAAATTTAAATAAATATAAATAAACAAATATGCATTTGTTATAATTTTGTAATCAAATAATACAGTTAAATAAATTAAATTAATTTTAGTTTCATAAAGACAAATTAAACTTATCAAATTGTATAAAATAATATCTTTAAATTTAAATTTACAATTTTCAATTAAAATTAAAAATAATGAAATTAAATATTTCATATATATTTAATATAAAAAAAATCATTTTTATTTAACAAACAACAGTACAAGGGATATTATTATTTTTACAAGCTTTACGTAATCCACCACATGTTCTATCATTAACTTCTTCAATAACTTTATCATTTTCTACTACAATAATTGTAGGATATCCAGAAACATTATATAATTCAGCATTTTTACGTCCTTTATCATCTTTATCTACAACAAATTTCTTAAATTTCGTTTCATTTTCGAATTGTTTCCAAACAGGATCAAAATCAATACAATGTGGGCAAGTTGATAATGAATAATAATGTATTTCTTTATTTTTTGAATTAGTAAAATATTCTTTATTCATAGAACATGCTAATAAAATAATTAAAATTAATACTATAAAAATAGTAATTAAAATAACAGTTTTATTATCAAAAAAATTAGTTTTTTTCATTTTTAATTTATAATGATATAAAAAATACTTTATATAATAAAAAATATGACAGAATTAATTAATTTAGATTTTTTTAAAAAAATATATAATAATGATATTGATGATATTGAAATTGATGAAAAGATTGTAGATAAAATTAGAAATATAAAGGATATTATTGATAAAGATGTTTATGTTAAACCACAAAATAAAACTTTTATAAAACATGTATCTGCTTTTAATTGTAGATTTCGTGAAGAAGATACTAAAAAAAAAACAGTCATAAGTTTTTTGAATAAATTAACAAATGCAAATGTTGATTTAATAATACCAAAATTAGAAAATAATATATGCGAACCTTATACACAAGATATATTAAATGTAATAAATTTTATAAAATGTGATAAAAAAAATTTAAAAAATTATATAAAGGTATTAAAAATATTTCCGGATAATGAAGTAATAAATAATCTAGATAATTTTTATAATAATAATAAAGAATATTGGCTAACGGATAGTTTTTATATTGAAAATAAAGTTTATTCAACTTCTTGTTCTGAAGAAATATATTCAAATTTTTTAAAATGGAAAGATGGACAATTAGTATTTACTGAATTACTTTTATTTTATAAAGATATTGATATGATAACTAATATTGTTAATGATATTTTAAATTATATTGAAAATAATAAATCTAATTTAAAACGAGAAATTATTGATCCATTATTAGAACATTTAAATATATTAAATCAATTAGTTTCTTATGAAGAATTAGATAAATTATTATTATTGGATAATTTATCAAGTTCAACAAAGTTTAAAATAAATGATATAAAAAATAAAAAAATGAAAAGTTAAAATAATATAAAGTATGGATTATAATAAACCTATTATAAGATATTTGGAAACTTTTTATGAGCAAGAAAATAATGTATTTAAAAAAAAAGCATATAAAAAAGTTATTGATAATATACGTGGTATAAAAATAGAGAAAATTGAAGATATTAGTAATATTACTGGTATTGGTGAAAAAATTAAAGCAAAAATTCAATATGTAATTGATAATCATGAAAAAGAAGAAATTGATGAAGATTTAACAATTATTTATGGAATTGGACCAGCAAAATTAAAAACATTACATAGTAAAGGTATTAAAACTATAAAACAATTAGAAGAAGAAATTATTAATGATCCAAAATTATTGAATGATAAACAAAAAATTGGATTAAAATATTATAAGGATATAGAAAAAAGAATACCATATGATGAGATAACAGAACATGAAAAATTATTAAAAAAAATTATTATGAAAAATAAAAAAGTAGAATATATTTCAATTGTAGGTAGTTATAGAAGAAAATTAGAAACAAGTGGAGATATAGATCTATTAATAAAAATTAAAGATAAAAATGATAATTTAGGTATTTTAAATAGTATAGTAGATGAATTAAAAAAAGAGAAATATATATTGGAAGTTTTAGCAAATAAAGACAAAAAATTTATGGGTATTGTAACTATAAATGGTATAGCACGTAGATTAGATATGTTAATAACAATACCAGAAGAATTTCCGTATGCTGAGTTATATTTTACTGGAACAAAAGAACATAATATAAAAATTAGAAATAAAGCAAGAGAATTAGGTTATACATTAAATGAACATAGATTAGAAAAGATAAAAACAGATGTTAAAGATATTCCTTTAATGAAAACTGAAAAAGATATATTTACTTTTTTAAATATGGAATATTTAGAACCAACTAAAAGATAAAAATAAAATATCTTACATAAATAAAATATGGATAATTCGGCTATTCGAATTTTTGTTTTAAAATTAATTATAGCAATTTTATTATTAATAACTTATTTATATATTGAGAAATTAGAAAAAACTGGTTGTGAATGTTCAGAACATCCAAATCGTCAATTTATTAAAAATTTTAGTATAATTGGATTAATCTATTATATATTAACCATTATAATAAATCCAGCTAGTTTTAATAAATTAGGTTCTTCATTTGCAATTGCTTATACAATATTAGACATAGTCTTTTATTTTGTATTAGCTTTCTATTTCTATTATACAATTGATTATGTGCGTTATTTAATCAATGAAAAATGCAAGTGTTCTGAAGATATGCGACGTGAATTAATATTAGGTGGTTCAATTGTTGAATTAATCTTAATAGTTATGGTATTTGTAACTGCTATGTTAATTCCAGTTACTGGTAATTGTGTTAATTCTGCAATTACTAGCATTCCAAATACAGCTTCAGAAATAAAAAAAACTGTTCAAGATCCATTAAGTTCAATTAAAAAGACACCTTCAAATATAAAGAAAGTTGTATCTTCATTTAGTTCAAATAGCAAAAAAGTTCTTAATTCCGCTAATAAAGTTATAAAAAAAAAGTAAATTAATTCAAAGATTTAATACTCTTGTATTAGATTCTTTTTTTTTCTTAGTTTTTTTACCACTGGTATTTGTTAAACGAATATCTGCAGTATCTTCAATTAATGAAGTAATTTCATCTTCTGTAACAGTTAAAGTTTCCATTAAATTATCTTGTGCATTTGGATCTAAATTTATTTTTGAATGAACATTATTAATAATATCATCTATATCATTATTTGGTGTGCTTTTTGTATTATTATTATTAAATAAATTTGATACCATACCAAATATATCTCCACCACCACCTAAATTATTATTATTATTTCTACTTGGCATTGGTGTAGGTCTTGAATTTGTATTTGTTTTACCTTTCATATATTCCATAGCTGATGCTTCTTGAAATTTTTTCATTAATTCTGGATTATTATTTAAAACTTCTTCTACTTTAGGTAATTCACTATTACTAAACATTTTTTTAGTTAAATGAAACATAAATGCACTTCCACCTAGTGATATTAATAATCTTAATTCTGGTGCCATATTTGATCCAGATGACTTATATTTATCATGTAATTCTTCAAATATATCATCATAATCATCAACACTTTCATGTATTTGTTCAGACCATCCATCTAATTCAATTGAAAAAGGATTATAACGGTTATTTAAAAATTCTGTTCCAGTAACAAATCCCATTAACATTTTACGTTGAAATCTTACAGATGCATCTATCTCTCTTTCACGTTTTAATCTTTCATAACTTGATCTCATTTCATTTAAATTTGAATTCATATTGAAATCATACGGCACTTTGATTCCTTTTGATCTTAATCTATCTAATTGATACAATATTTCTTTCTTTTCATTTATATCATCTTGAATATTTCTTTGTTGAAATTGTTGTTTATTTGGAACTTCATCAACAGAAATTTCTGAAAAATTATCTGAATTACTTTGATAACCTTGTTCTTTAAAAGTATATTTATTATCACTACCAATTTCACTTACATCATCTACTTCACTTATATCATCTCTTGATGACATACTTAAAACTTCATCAGAAATATTTGCTTTATTAAACAAATTATTATCATCTAGTATATTAATTTTTTTTGTTGGTAATTTTAAATTAAAATCATTCATTAAATCATTATTAATTTCAAACTCCATTTTGTATATTAATAATACTTAAACACTTATATATCTTACGCATATTATAAATATATTCACTAGGTAAATGTATTATTTTGCATATGGATCAAATACAAATATTAATCACTTATCTAAGTATTGTTCTAATATAAAAGTTATAGATATAGGTTATTTAAAAAATTTTCAATTTAATTATTGGTTAATTAAAAATAAAGAAAAGTTAAAAGCTAGAGCAACAATTAAACCATATAATAAAATAAAAGTTTATGGTAAAATTATTGAAATAAAAAGTAATTTAGAAAATCTACATAAAAAAGAAGGATATTATAAAGGAATTTATGATATTAAAAAGGTTAAAGTATATTCTTTGAAAAAAAATAAAATTTATAATTGTTTTACATATGTTATGAATGATAAATGTAAAGTTAAAAAAGATAAACCTCTAAAAAGATATTCTAATTTAATTTTAGAAGGAATAAAAAATTTAGGATTTCCAGATAGTTATATAAAAAAAATAGGATAAAAATATCTTTTTACAAAGTGATCACTTTTAAACAGAAAGATTTTCAGAGTGATCTTTTTTCAGAGTGATCACTTTTTACAAAGTGATCTTTTTTAAGAGTGATCTTTTTCAGAGTGATCTTTTTAAGATTTAAAAAGATTTTTATATTTCAAAAAATATTTTATAAAAAATATTTTTATATTTAAAAAGAATTTTATATTTTAAAAAATATTTAAGAAAGATCTTTTTTAAGAGTGATCTTTTTCAGAGTGATCTTTTTCAGAGTGATCTTTTTAAGAGTGATCTTTTTTCACAGAGTGATCTTTTTTAAGAGTGATCTTTTTCTCTGAAAGATCTTTTTAAGAGTGATCTTTTTCTCTGAAAGATCTTTTTAAGAGTGATCTTTTTCTCTGAAAGATCTTTTTAA